TCGTCTTGCTGAGGCCGTCTTCTTATAAATCCACCATGATCCAGATGGTTGGGCGCGGCCTGCGTACCGTTGATCCCAGCGAACATCCAGGCGTGGTCAAAAGCGACTGCATTGTGCTCGATTTTGGCACTTCCAGTCTTTTGCATGGCAGCCTCGAGCAGGACGTAAACCTTGATGGCAAGGTTGGCTCAGGTCCGGCCCTGACCAAGGAATGCCCAGAGTGCGCCGCCAATGTGCCGCTGGCCGTCATGGAATGCCCGTTGTGCGGTTACCACTTCCAATCGGAGGGTAAGGAAGGGCAACAGCCGATCTCTGATTTCGTCATGTCGGAAGTGGATCTGCTCAAGCGTTCCAGTTTCCAATGGTGCGATCTCTTTGGCGATGATGCGGCGTTGGTTGCAAATGGCTTCAACGCCTGGAGCGGCATTTTCTTTCATCAGGACCGCTGGCATGCCGTCGGCGGTGGAAAGGGTCTCAAATCGCATCTGTTGGCCATGGGTGAGCGCACCATTTGCCTGGCCGCAGCCGATGATTGGCTGAATGAGAACGAGACTGACGAAAGCGCCCATAAATCCCGCTCCTGGCTCAATCAGTCGGTCACCACCCGTCAGCTTCAATTCTTGCCGCCCGAATACCGTCAGGATTTTGGCCTGACCCGGTATCACGCATCGGCACTGCTGACATTTCAATTCAATAAGGCCGCAATCACCAATCTGGTGTTGAACGCTCCTGAAGATAGCCGGAGGGCGGCATGACCCATGGTGACTTCAGGAAACGCTGCCACCCGTTTGAGGTTATGGCATCCGCGCGGGGAGCTATGTGCCGTCTGTCGGCGACCGACCCGTGGTTTTGGCTGGTTCGACCGCCATTCATCGAAGCGTCCGCGTATTCAAAGGTGGTTCTGCTCCATGGACTGCCAGGGTTTCTGGTCTCGCTTGGCGAAGGAGGGCTTGGGCATGGTTGATTTGACCGAACAAGAAAAAGCCGCCCTGCGCCATGCCGTCAAAATGCTGGCCGAAGTGATGGAAGAGATCGGTTGGGAAACCCGGCTGATTGATCTCACAGAATCCCAGGTTCTCACTCTCGCTGAAGTCTGCGTTGGCGGGTTTCAAGACGCCATGCTGTCGATTGCCAAAGGCGAAGACACGGAGGTCCCCTTTTAATGTTGGACTACAATTCCTCCCAGACATTCGCCGATCAGGTGAACGCTCATATCGATGAGGCTTTGGTTGCCGAGAACCAACGCCAAACAACGCGCCAATATCTCGGTGGCTCCCGTCTTGGCGTTGCCTGTGAACGCGCTTTGCAATTCGAATACGCCCAGGCCCCGAAGGACGATGGTCGGGATTTCGATGGGCAAACCCTGCGTATCTTTGCTGCCGGTCACGTCTTTGAAGACCTGGCCATTGATTGGCTGCGCAAGGCTGGCTTCGAGCTCTATACGACCAAAGGCAACAAACCTGGTGGAGAGCAATTCGGTTTCAGTGTCGCCGGTGGCCGTATTCGTGGTCATGTGGACGGCATAATCAACGCAGCCCCGGTCATGGATGACTTCCCAGCCATTTGGGAATGCAAATCACTCAACAACAAATCCTGGAACGACACCGTCAAACGCGGGGTCACGGTTTCCAAGCCGGTTTATGCCGCGCAGATCGCCACCTACCAGGCGTACATGGAAGCCTCTGTTCCAGGCATTTCTCAAAACCGGGCTTTATTTACCGCCATCAACAAGGATACAGCGGAGCTTCACCATGAGCTGGTTGCGTTTGATGGTGGGCTTGCCCAACGCATGAGCGATAAAGCGGTGCGCGTCATTCAGGCGACAGAAGCTGGTGAATTGCTGCCCCGTATCGCGCAATCGGCTGATTTCTTCGAGTGCAAATTCTGCGACTGGTCCGATCGGTGCTGGAGAACCGGCGGATGAGCAATGAGGTTGTAAACATTAATGACTGGCGGGATTTCAATTCAGCCGCTCCCCAGCGCCAAGACGATGCTCGCCAAACGGGGCTCTCGGTTGATGAGATCAAGGTGCGGCTCAATGCCAATTTGCGTGGCCTTCTGTCCTACCTGTATCCCGCAGGTGTTTTCCGTCATGGAAAATTTCTGGTTGGCGATGTCCGAGGGAACAAGGGCGAAAGCCTAAGTATTGAGCTCAACGGGCCTAAAGCCGGGATGTGGCATGACTTTGCGACAGGTGAGGGTGGCGACGTTCTCGCACTCTGGGCTGCGGCAACAGGGCGCAACACCCAATCGGATTTTCCGTCGATATTGGATGACGTTCGCCAGTGGCTGGGCGAGCCGCGATCGGAAACTGTAACTGTTGAACCGGAACGTACCGTGCCGATGGACGAGTTAGGGCCGGTTACAGCCAAGTGGGACTATGTTGATGGAGAAGGCGCTCTGTTGGCCTGTGTCTATCGCTATGACCCACCCAGCGGAAAGCAGTTTAGGCCCTGGGACGTTTCATGCCGGAAGATGAAGGCTCCGGATCCGCGACCGCTTTATAACCAGCCCGCGATGAAATCCGCCATGGATGTGGTGTTGGTCGAAGGCGAGAAGGCGGCAGATGCCTTAATCGGTCAGGGTGTTTGTGCCACGACGGCTATGAACGGTGCCAAGGCACCAGTTGAGAAAACCGACTGGTCACCGCTTTGTGGCAAACGCGTCTTGATCTGGCCCGACAAGGATGCGGCAGGCTGGCAGTACGCTGAAGCTGCTGCCGAGGCTGCTCTTGGAGCCGGTGTCCTTTCTGTCGCCATTCTCATGCCGCCTCTGGATAAACCGGAAAAGTGGGATGCGGCGGACGCTGTCGATGACGGCATGGACATTGATGCCTTTATTGCCAACGCAGCGCGTCAATCCTTTGTAAGCCCGAGGCTTAACGCGCAAGCCTTTACTCTGAAGCAGTTGCTGGGTGATCACTCCCCAATGCCGGACGACATCATTGCGCCCCGGGTTTTGACGCCATCAGGCCTGCTGGTTTTTGGCGGTGCGCCCAAGGTCGGTAAAAGTGATTTTTTGCTCTGCTGGCTGGTTCACATGGCAGCGGGCATTGAGTTTCTGTCTTTTACGCCACCACGCCCATTGCGCGTTTTCTATCTGCAGGCCGAAATCCAATACCACTATCTCCGCGAACGCCTTCAGGAAATCTCGTTGCAGCCTGAGGTGATCCGCCGAGCCCATGACAATCTCGTCATCACACCGCAGCTCAAGCTCATTTTAAATGAAGCGGGCGTTGAGACGGTTGGCGCTTTAATTCGAAAACACTTCCCCGACGGCTTGGACATTATCGTCATTGATCCGATCCGAAACGTCTTTGATGGCGGTGAAGCGGGACCCAGCGAGAACGACAACAACGCCATGCTGTTTTTCTTGCGCGATCGCGTCGAGAAACTTCGTGACGCTGTGGATCCGGAAGCAAGCATCATTCTGGTCCATCACACCCGTAAGCTTTCAAAGAAACAGGTTGATGAGGATCCATTCCAGGCGCTTTCCGGCGCGGGGGCGCTTCGGGGCTACTACAGCTCAGGCATGATCCTGTTTCGCCCTGATGAAACGCGCTCTGAGCGCAAGCTCATCACGGAATTGCGCAACGGCCCAGCCCTTGCGGCAAAGATCGTCGATAAGGACGGTGGGCAATGGGTTGAGATTGATCCGCCGTCGGAGAGGCTGATCCGTCAGGAATATGGCGAGAAACTTGATGCCGAACGTCTGCGTAAACGCGATGTCATTCTTCAGGTTCTCTTCGAAGAAGCGCTGGGCGGGCGGGTATATACCGCGACCCAATTTGCCGAGCGGTTTGAAAACCGGGCTGGTTTGGGGGGGCGTAGCACCATTGCCGAGCGTGTCAGTGTTCTGACCACGAAAGGCTACATCAAATATTTTCGCAATCCCGAAGATCACGATCTGCCGCCATTGCCGCGCACCCGGTACGGCTATCTCTGCGTCGAAGGCATGCAGCTGGGGGAGGCCGAGGACGTTGTGGATGAGGAAACCGGTGAGGTTTTCCAAAGCGTCCATCAGCTCCTTCCGACCCATTACAAGTGCCACCAGTCAGGGGCCGTTCTGGAGGTCGAAAGCCCGCACAACTGGGTCTATCACGATGAGGAGATGGACCATGAATAGGGGGCAAATTCTCGGCTGTGATGTCTGGAGTCCATGGAGTCCAGACATGCTCTGGATTCAAACTTTCCATGAAAACAGTCGGTTAGGGTCAATTAAGAAATCCAGCCGAATTCCTGTCTGGATTTCTGGATTTCTGACGAAACGTGAGGATTTCTGCGGCTTTCAGACCCCAATCAGAAATCCAAGTGAATACCTCCCCCTAAAGGGGGAGATGGCTATGCCAGCGCTGACGCTTGGCGATCCCTCTTCGCCATGGTCGTCGATCCTGCCCGGCCATTTCTCCCATCAACATTGTTCAATCAACATGGAGGCAATTATGCCAGCACCAACCTCTACCCAAATTCCACCTGACCCGTACGATGGTCCTCTCAAAATTCTGGCCCTAGATCTCGGCACCACGACCGGCTGGGCGCTGCGCGGGTTTGATAGTATGATCACAAGCGGCACAGTGAGCTTCAAGCCTGGGCGCTATGACGGCGGTGGTATGCGCTACCTGCGCTTTACCAATTGGCTGACTGAGATTGACCGTCTGTCTGGTCCGATTGAGGCGATCTATTTCGAAGAGGTGCGCCGGCACCTGGGGACAGATGCAGCGCATGTTTATGGCGGTCTCATGGCCAGCTTGACCAGTTGGGCTGAACTTCGAGGTATTCCATATCAGGGCGTCTCGGTGGGTACGATTAAAAAACACGCGACAGGCAAAGGCAATGCGAACAAGCTGGTGATGATTGACGCTGTGCGCGCTCGGGGTTTCACTCCTACCGACGACAACGAAGCCGACGCGATAGCGCTCCTGCTTTGGGCGATCGAGACGCGGGGAGGTGTTGTATGAGGTTCACCCCAAAGGGCTATGGCGGCCACCGCCGCTCCCCCGAAGACGTTAAACGCGATGGTTGGCGGGAACAAGGTGTTCTTGCTGTCAGTGTTGATGACCATCGTCTCACCTGGCCAGAGCGCGAACTTGTTGAACAGCTGGGTACGAAGCTTTATGGGCGGCGCCCGTCGCAGCGGGAGGTGTAGCATGGGTGAGAAGAAAGTCTGGACCGCCGAGAACGTTGCAGATCATTTCGAGGAAGCGTTTCGAACGCTGCGCAAGCTGCCGCCGGTGAAGGTGCGAGGGTATTTCAACGCCTGGCCGCAGATCGTTCACACTGATCGTGAAATCCTTGCAATGGAGCCCCAGCCCATGCGGGTTTGGCCATCGGCAAGTGCGATCACCCGATTGGAGCAAACCTTCGATTGGGTGTTGTGGATTGAGGAATACGAGCGCCGCTTAATCTGGTGGCGCGCCGCGCGCCGGCCCTGGAAAGAGATCACTTACGAACTGGGCATAGACCGGAGCACCGCTTGGCGGCAGCACAAGCTCGCGCTGACAAAAATCGCATCGCGGCTCAATGCTGCAGATGCATAAAGTGTTGCAACACTTTTGTTTTGGACAATTGCAACAAAATCATGCTATACGATGTATATGATGGGGAGAGTGCGTTGTGGTGATGCCTTTCCCTTTGTTTCCAAAATGTCAGGCGTTTTCGAGGGGTGTATATGCATACCAAATTCCCAAATAAACCGTCTCCGCTCAAACTGTTATGCTGCGTAACTCATTGAAATTAAACGGGTCCCTTCTGTTTGTAACCGTATTCGGGGGGGCGAGGCG